GTAAATCTTTTTTGATTTCAAAGGTAGTAAATCCATCGTTGTACGGACTATGAAGTTCTACTCCACTCAAGTAGATTTGATGATGCACACTATTATAATCCATTTGTTTACGCATTCCCATTATTTACAACCTTTGTTAGCAATTTGTAGAAACTCTTGTCGTGCCGCTGGATCAGACTTAAATCCACCACCTAAGCGACAAGTAACGGTACTACTACCTGTATCTTCTACACCACGACTTTTAACGCAATAGTGCTGTGCATCAATCATAACTGCAACATCTTCTGTTTGAAGGATGAACTGTAAGGTGTGAAAAATTTGCTCTGTTAACCTCTCTTGAATCTGAGGCCTTTTGCTAAAATATTCTACGATACGGTTGATCTTACTAAGCCCTAATACTTTTTGTTTAGGGACATAAGCTACAGTAGCCAATCCATCAATCACTACAAAGTGATGTTCGCAGTTAGATTGAACATTAACATTACGCTCTACAACCATTTCGTTGTATTGCATCTTGTTATTAACTGTTGTACATTTAGGGAATGCTTCATAATCAAGTCCCCAAAAGATTTCATTAACATACATCTTAGCTACACGTTTGGGTGTTTCAGTTAAGCTGTCATCAGTTAAATCTAATCCAAGATATTGCATGATAGCAGTGAAGTGTTCTTCAATGCGGTCAATCTTATCTTTTCTGTCTAAACTGTTTGGCAATGTAGGTGTCTCAACACCCATTTTGACCAAGTATTCGTGTACTTGTTGACCCAACTCTGGATCTGTTTTTGTTTTATTATAACTCATAGATAACCTTCCTTTGTGATGGTTTTGTTTTGATATTGTGTTACCGTTGTGTAACACAAGTATTTATCACTTTGATTTAGCAACTGATTTTTTTGATTTAGCTCTGACAGCAGGCTTCATATTGGCAAGTTCAACACTAGCGCAGGCCTCACGTACCTCTTTAACTAACGCATCCCAATCCCATTCTAATTCAGTACGACCGTCGGAGTAGGTAGACACAGTTAAGTGACTACCTACTTTTACTGAGTCTGGCAATGAACTAACTTCTTGAAGTTGAATTTTCTTGCGGGTTGCCATAGTTAAGCCTTAGCTTTTGCTTCTGCACGTGCGGTTTTTTCTGCTGTAATTTCGTTACGGCGAGCCTTAACTGCTTTAGCTAACTCTGCTAATGCTTTGCGGGCACGTGTACCAGCGGCTGCATTGCCTTTGTTAAACTTATCGTTCTCGGCATTGTATGCTGCCAAGCTAGTTTCAATATCATTTTGTGCGCTCATGTTTTCTCCTATTTGAAATGAACTTATTCTGTATCACCAGAACCTACTACATTACCATCTTCATCTGATAATTCTAACGGACCTTGTAAGATATAATCTGTATCATCATTACTCCATCCTAATTCTTCCATGCCTTCAAAGTAATTTTCTTCCCAAGCATTTTCAATTTCTTCTCGTTCTTCTTCAGTTATTTCATCAGGGTATTCCCATTCAGCCCAACACCCATCATCAAGACTTTCAAGTTCCCACTCATAATCATCTTGACCGATTTCATAACCATCATCATTATCTAGGTCAATGTCGGGTTTTTCATCACTTTCGCAATAGAATGTCCCCCAACGATAACCTTCCTCACGGATGATTGTTTTACCATCTTTGTACCAATGCTGTCTTTCATAAGCACTCTTTTTGTGAAGTGTTTTTAATGTCCATGTTGCCATGATTATTTCCTATCACCAAACAGTTGTAACAAGTTGATGAACAAGTTGATAAAGTCCATATACAAAGTTAATGCACCACGTACTTCTGCAACATCACTGGCTTGTACACTGAGTTCCTCACGGATCTTCTGTGTGTCATAGGCAGTTAATCCTAGAAAGATAATGATGGCTAATGCTGAGATTACCATCTGCATCACCGTTGATCCAATAAAGATGTTGACAATGCTGGCAATGATGATTGCAATCAATCCAACAAACATAAACTTGCCAACACTATCTAAACTTTGTTTAGTAAAATAGCCATAGCCACTCATAACACCAAACAGTATGGCTGCACCCATAAATGCTGATACGATACTACCCATAGTGAATACAGCAAAGATTGTAGCAAAACTCAATCCCATTAATGCCGCAAATCCATGTAAGCATAACTGCGCTACACTCTTACTAGGGTTAGTAGCTAATATCATACTAACACCAAAGATTGCTACTAGCGGAGAAAAGATTACAATCCACTTTAGCATTCCGGTAAAAAAGAATTCAAGTAACTCTGGGCTAGAGCCTACAAAGTAACTAACAATCATTGATACAATAACAGCAACACTCATATGTCCGTAGACACGGCCCATTGCTGAGTTTACCTCGCTTGCCGAACGATACGACATTTCATTTTCATAAGTTGTTTCAAACATAATAGTCTCCTTTTAGTATTTATTTTCTCTGGTATGTTTGCGATAGTCTGTGTCCATACGCAACCAATCTTGTCCCTTACCCTCTAGAATATCGCAGATTCTATCAATAGTACCATCAGTCCAGTCACTAATCTTACCTTGATTAACGTGCGGCTGATGTAACATATGATACAATTTAATAGTTGCATCTTCAACAGACCAGGGAGTATAAAGTCTTGTATAATCATTCGCAAACGTTTCTGGGAAACTGCGATATGCCGGGTACAATACATTACAACCTAATGCATCTGCTTCACTTACTGTATTACTTACCCAGTCTTGTAATGCACAGTTAAACAATACTCTAGTATCGTTTAGTAACTCATAGTATGTATTCTTATCTAGGTCTTCACATATACGCAATAGACCACGATTTTGCATATCTTGTGTACGCTTCATATAACTATCGTTGTTACTTTTTAGTTTACTACCACTAAACACACAGAACTCTACCCCACGATATACACCATGACGATCCTTCTGTCCATAACGGTTGTAGAATTCTTCAATCACATCCATATAGAAGTCTGGTTGTTTTTCTTGATCCCATCTTGCACTAAATGCAATACGCATAGGTCGTTCATTGAACGGCTTAATGTTATTGTTGATACGACCACGAACTTCTTCTTTACCAAATGCTAGACCTGAGATATTGTAGATCGGTGCCTTCCAACCTGCAATCTTCATATGCATAACCATTTCTTCATTACTAGCAAGTACGCCATCAACGAATGAGTCAACCATCTTCTCATAGTGTCCCATAAACTCACTCATACCCCACACGTGTACGAAATCATCAGGGTCAATTGACTGAGCAAGACAGCGAACATAAATCTTAGGACGACTTGTGATCGGAATCTGTTTCATAATGTAGGGCAATGACTCAATGCCCGGCTGAAACATATCTTCAAAATAAACTATATCACCTGCGCCCACTTCGCCCTGCTTCATCATCTTAACTAGATTCATTAGTTGACTCATACCAAAGTATGTGCGACCATGGGCATCTAATACTTGACCGGTAACAATAGCTTGGTCATTAGATAATGTTTCACCCGGGACAATAACATAGTTAATGCCTCTGCGTTTGAATACACTTTCATTCCAGTCTTGTAACTGTAATGTATATCGTGCTTTGTAAGGCTCTAGGCCCATGTAAAATAGTTTATGCATTTTGTCGTTTAATATCTTCTTCTACACATTTCTTACCATACTGAATTTCTACGATTTTGCATGGTTTACTAAATGTGTTAACTAACTGATGCCATTCATCAGGCTTAATAGTGATTGTATCATGTTTAGCTAACTGTGTCTCAACTATTTCACCCGTTTCAGCATACTTGCGTATCTTACACTTGCCCTCAGTAACAATCCAATACTCGCTACGTTTGGAATGCTTCTGCATACTGAGAGATTGCTTTGGTTCTACTGTAAGTTCTTTTACCTTAGTACCTTCTACCTCATGTAATACACGATAGTAGCCCCACTCACGTTCTGTTTTGGGTGCTTTCCATTCTTGTAGAATCCAACTACTACTATTCATTTTGGTGTCTCCACCTACATTGAATGCAAATAATAGATTCACATCTTCTTCAAATCCTGCCATCTCAGGAATATTTGATTGATTTCTATCTCCACCATTAGCAAAGATAATAGTATCGTTAGGATGTAGTTCACGTAGCTTAACAATAGCATCACGGCTAGTGTTATCAGTGTCATCAAACTTAATGATACCGTCAACATCTTGTAACGCCCAAATGATTCCTGCACGTTCCTCATAAGGCATAAAAGGCTGACCCTTCTTGCGAGCCAACCATTCGTCACTGTTGATTCCAACGATAAGCTTGTCGCCTAGTTGTTTTGCGGCATTAAAATAAGCAATATGACCTGTGTGTAATGGGTCAAATCCGCCTGTGACTAATACGATGTTCATGGACGAGTATCCTCTTGCCATTGATCTTTAGCCCATTTGCCTGTTAGATTTTTTTGATGTTGACGAAATGCAAAACTACGCATGTCGTACAGTGTTGATTCGTCAAACTTATAACCAAAATCTTGACAGAATGCCAAGTAGTTTTCGAGATCCTCGAAAATTTGATTAACACGTGGGTTAGATTGATATTGATTTTTTGCCATTTTATTAATTCCTTTAAATAGCTAGTGATTGATAAGGTTTGTTTGTGTTATAGACAATCGTAGCACCATTCTCATTATCTTCTGATACTTGAATAACGATGTTACGATCTGGATATCGAGTTGCAATGACTTCATAGAGGTCATCACTAATCATTTCACAACTTTTGTAATCCAACGCAAGAATGTTTTGAGAATATTGATTCTCTAACCATCGCTTGAACTGAATAAACTCAATATCACGGTCGTTGTGAAACACTTCAATAGACACTTCAAAATGAAAGATGTGTCTATGCGGAGTTGCTAGAAAGCTAACATCATACTCATCACCTGTTGCCAAGTTAGGGTCTGTTGCTGCCGCTGGGTATTTATGAATACCTTCTTTTTGAAAACGCACAAAGATTGTGCGTATTGCATGATGCTTAATACGGTTGCGTTTCTCGAATTCTACTTGTGTTTTTTGTTCACTCATCTATCATCTCCTAAGTCTACTGTGTTATGGTCATTGTCCCACTGGGCACGAATCATTACTCTAAGTTCTTTGTTATATCTGTCTTTGACTTCTTTTAACTCAGACAGTTTTTTAATATCAGTAGACCCATTCTTTTCTAGTTGAAAGATTTGGTTATCTAACATTCTAACTGATTCTTCTAGTGTCTTAATACGACTTTTGTATGGCATATCATTCTCCTAATACTTTTGAAATCTCATCGTCACTATCTTCAATGACTTCATCAAGTTCTGGTTCACTATTATTTACTTCAAATAACTGGTCAAACATTGTCATAGCATTCATTGCTTTCTTACCACTTAAGCCCTGACTACCTGACTTCATTTGCATCCAGAAGCTACTATGTGATTCTATCATATCTAAGCTTTTCTGTCTATCTTTTTGTGCAAATATCTTGTCAACGATTTGACCGAAATGCTCATCATCAAACTTGCTCATAACCATTTTAGGCATAATGCCCTTATCATACTGACGATTAGCTTCTTGTACCGCGGTCATATGCATATAAACGTTATGTGATTGAAGCAAAGTATAGCTAAGAGTATCCCAACTAGTTTTAGTTTCTTTACCATGTTGACCGATAAAGCCTTGACCACGATAGCAAAGGTCCTTCATCAACATAAGGTCCGTTACTGGACTATCTGTGAACTTATCATGTATCTTATCTTGTAATACAGCATCACTATACTTGCGATTATCGTTGGCATAACTTTTCTTCTCAGCAGTCTTTTCCATACTGTATGCCCACTTCTTATCGTGTTCAATACTATTATTAAAGTATGCTAGACCTTTAGCCGCACTAAAGAATGGGCTTGCACAGTCAAATGTAATCTGTAGTTTTGGATTATGATACTTACGAATAGCTTTTTGAATATCACTAAACAATACAGCATATTCCATAATACTTACACCTAAGCAGTGAATCAAGTCGTGCTTACCTTCTACTAGTAAACCATCATGTATTATATCAACTAATCTACGCAACATCAAGTGAACATCAATCTTGTTCTGTCCACCGAATGCCCAACCATTGAAATGATTGTCTGGATAAACATTTGGATCACAATACTTCTTCATCTCTGCATACCAGTCATCACTCTGTTTGTGATTACGACCCTGCAATACGTTTAAAAACTTACATTTACCATTACGATTCTTAATGAAGTATTCATTATTGATATGAGTAGCAGTAATAGCTTCTTCAATAGTTGAGATGCCGTGAGCACTTTTACCAGTCTTTGGATCTTTGATATTGAATGTAGTAAGACTTTGTGATGGGATATCTAAACACATACCATAGTCCATGTACGTATCCATCCAGTTCAATACTGCTTTACGCTTTACCATAGCACGTGGGCAGTTAGGGTCTTTCCAGTCAGCTGGCCATTGACATTTAAGAATCTGAAACCCACCACTGTCACCCAACATGAATGTACCTTCTTCACGTTCTCTAATGATTGACTCACTAGGATCGTCTTTAGTAGTATCTAAGTTAGCATGACCAGCACTATACAAGCCCCATTTGTAGTAATACAAGCCTTCTTTGCTGTTTAAGAAGTTAAGTTTCTCTACATCACCATTAAAGCCTGCGGGTATACGTGCTTTAGGAAAGTAATCTTCACCTTTGCGTTGCTTACCTAAGCCAGAAATATAAAAACTGCTGACTGCAGGTAAGAACAATGCCCAATCGGGTTTATGTTGTGCTGATAGATTTACTTGTTCCATTAATTACTTTGCGTTAGCTGGCAATAGATATGTATATGTGGCAAGACCACTATCAACTGTAATCTCAGTCGCACCTGCATCAGCAATACGAACTTTCTTGTCACCTGGCAAATCCATAATAGCTAAGAACACTTTAACTGGCCAGTTCCATACTTTAGTCAATGAACCAGTTACACTAGGTTGAAACACAAAGTTACCACTGTGAGTTGAGGGGTCACCGAAGTTAATCTTCAAGTCACCATTAACTGTAGTGAATGTAAAATGTTCTTCTTCACTATTAGCACTTGCTTGTTTCTTTAGTCGTTGAATGCCTGCGATAGTTGGCTCGAACTCAACATTCCAAGTAGTGCCTTTGAATGTAACAGTTTTAACTTTTTCTTCTACGATTGATTTAGTCATCAAACGATAGTCATTAACGAATGTACCGTCTTTTGTTTCAAAGTGAATAGTACTAGGTACATCGACACCATCACGATTGGTACGTAATACAGAGATTTTAGCGTGTTCATCATAGTCATCAAAACCAAGAATAGTTTTGAGTTTAGTTAAGTTAGGCATACCGAATACACCAATGAAGTCACTGATTGGACTATTCAATGTGCCAGACACAATAACAGTTTTCTTTTCTGATATTGCGTTGATTTGTGTTTCAGTATCTGTACCTGATACTTTAATTAAGTCTACGTCCCCTAGACCGTTTGTGTGTGTAATTAAATCTTGTAAATAATCTTTCATGTTTTTCCTTTGTATACCTATTTAGGCAGTTTATGTTATCTATTATAGTGGATTTTATTGCGTAAAGCAATAGCAGTTTACCCGAAGCTGAACAAATCATCAAATGTACTATTCGTATCTGTACTACTACGAATATCCCATTCAAGTACGCCCAACAAGTTATCAATCTTTTCATCGACCAATGTTTGTTCCATTGCTGAATCATCAAATGGTAACTCAGTAAACCATTTTGGTAATCTTAGTTCATCAACAGGATATGCTACGCTTGTAAAGCCTAGTGGATTAGGCTTAAGTTTACAAACGATAACTTTCATACCATCAATAATCTTTTGACTATATTGGTCACTATTCACTCTACGCAAATAGTTATAGTTCAATGCCGCTCTTACGTGACCGGGCATATTAGCACGACCTGTACTACTCTTGGCTTCTAAGTCACCATAGAATGTAAGTTTGTTTACACCTTTAGGAGAACCTTTTGTCCAACTGTCTTGTGCAGTTAATATACGCTTGAAGTCTTTTACTGCTTCAATGACTTCATCACGACCTTTACCTTGTTGAAGAACCATCTGTAGTACATTCATTAAGAACTCTTGTACATATTTAGGTGTGTCAGCACGTTTCAAGTCAAGACCCATAGCTTTGATATCGCCTAGTTGTCCGTCTTTGTCTTTACGCTTACCTTCTTTATCAAAGATGTTAATAGCATAACGTTTCTTAACCATAAAGATAGCACGATCACCGATCAGTTCACGACCAGCTTTAATGATTTCACCATTCTTGCGAGGCGCATGAAATGCCTTCTCCATGAATGCAGGGAACGATTCATTAGCTTGGTCAGCAATACTATCATACAAACCAATACATAGTTCTTTGTCCCATACTAACTCACCACTATCAATCTGTGGCTTTAGTGTAGGATAAGCAGTAAAGTAACAACTGTCAGTATCACCATATACAATAGCATTACCTTCATGTGAATAGTTACCTTCAACTGATTCATTGATTGTACTCATCATATGTTTAACAATCTGACGACCACTTAGTGTAACACTCTGCCCGATACGCTTGTCATAGAATCTGCAATGTTCATTTAATAGCGCACCATATGCACTGTTTAATAAAATCTTACGAACAAGTTGTCGCTTGTCGTAGTATTCAAACTTATCAGTACCATATGCTTCTTTAGCAAGCTTCTGTGTTTCTTTACGCTCTGAGTACCATCGGCTTAGTAGACCAGGAACAATACCTTCTTTTTCATAAGTAAAGATTGTACCATTAGCACTTAGCATCCAGGGCTTATGACTATCAAAGACCATTTTCCAAACTTCTGCCGCACTCATTTCTACACTACGACCATCTTCATAGTCAACAGTTAGAATAGTACCACGCTCTTGGTTCATAATAGCTGTGTACTCTAATGCACCGAATAGATTCTCCCAGAGAATAGAACCAGTAACAGCATCATCACCGTCTTTATGACGTTTCTTTTCACTTGCTAAACGATTACCTTTGTCACTCATGTATTGGTCTGTGAGTGTTTGTCTGACTTGAGCAACGATGGTTTCTCCTGCCATGTTGAGGGCACGAATAACCGAGGGATAGAGTGAGTTAATGTCAACTGCTCCGACCCACTCATGCATTCCCTTCTTGGGCGTAGCAACAAAGGCACCTGCTGCCTGCTGGACTTCTTCTTCATTTTCAACCTTTCGTTTTTTATCTGGAACAACTAGCCCACGTTCGTGAGCCTCATTAAAAATAGCCATCTCAATCATTGCCACTGAACCCATAACTGTTGGAAGCAGTACTGTATTCTCATGTGCAAGTTGATTTGCTAGTTCTAAAAACTTAAGTTTGTTGTGAATCTTCACCAACAACATAGTATCTTGTCTATTGTATTCAATGAACTTTTTAAAGTCTTTGTTATACAGTTGGTCAAGAGTACCTTCATATTGTGTTTTGTTCTCACCGACTTCCATCTCACCGATAGAGTCTAGTTTATAACTGTGGCGTGATTCATAGTTATACTTTTTGTACAACTGTAGATAGTCCAAGTGAATACGACCTACTAAGTCATAAGTTGTTTCACTCTTACCGAATCGTTCGTACTCACGTGCTTTAGGTAATTGACCCATCAAGCAAAACTTGCGTGTGTCATCTTTACTCATCACACGTGTAACACGATTGACCATGTAGGGTATATCATACCCCTCTGAGTTCCAGCCAGTCAATACATCAGCATCATCTATTAGTTGAAAGAAAACATCAAACATTTCTTTTTCAGTTTTGAAAAGCATTGTATTCTCAAACTCATTAGTGATTTCTTGGGCTGTTTCACTGCTCATATGTTTCGGAGCAATCACTAATGTAATACATTGGTCTAGCCAATCTAAGTAGCAACTAATAGCAGTTACAGGATTGAATGGATCACTAGTAGGGCTGAAACCCTTTTCAGGATCAAAGTCTACCTCAATGTCAAAGAAGCAAGTATGAAGTTTAGGTGCATCAACTTTTAAATAGTTTTCTGATAAACAACGAAAGATTACATTAATATCGCTTTCAAATAGTTTCTTACCTGAATGAATGCGTCTTTCTTTTTCAAACTCTTGTCGTTTGCGAGTACTGAAGCGACTGACTGGATCGCCATAGATGCTACGATGTTTACCCTTAGTATCAGGATAATACAATACATAGTTTGTAGGATACTCTTTGTATTGACGCTTGCCGTTATTATCCCGTTCTACAACGTAGATACGATCCTCATCCCTGCTATGAATAGCGTCAACGTAACTCAAAGTGTTTTGCCCACAGTTTCCAAGATTGTATTGAGTTCATCATGGTCTTTGTTAGTCTGACCGAGACTTGCTTTGTGTGCAATACGCACTGCCTTCTTTAATGTAGAAGCCTTGATTTCAAGTTCTTCTGCTACTGCTTTAATAGTGTCGTTCAATCCACCTTGCAGTGTATCAATCTCATGCATGACACTCATGCCCTCGTTGATAAGTTGCGTAAGTTTGATTTTTGCTTCACCGTTAAAGGTTCTGTTATAGTCTGACATAGGTTCTCCTTAAATATCTAGTTAGTATACACGGATTGTGTAGTGTAGTCAAGTGTTTTTCTTACCTTCTACAATCTTCTTGACCAAAGTATGTAGTCCTGGATTGACATGTAATGCATGCGGCATTAGTTCATTGCGAATATAGTTTCGGGTGTAGCGTGAGTTTTTGTTTGATTCATCTTCGATCCAAGGTACATTATGACTTTCGCACCAATAGATGAACTCTTGTTTTCTAGTAGTTAGAAATGGGCGTAACACATTGTTGCGTGTTAATGGAATAACTTTGGGTGTGCCATTCAGTGCTGAATGGATATATGTTTCTACACAATCATCTAGATGATGACAAGTGACTACTGGGCCAAGACTACTTAAAAAGTCATAGCGTTCTCTACGCCAGTATTCTTCTTGACTTTCTTTACTACCCTTTTGACTGCGAGGTGAACCATATAGCATTGGGATATTATTATCACCGCAATACCTAGAAACAAACTCTGCGGCTTTTTCACCGTTTTGTGTTCTGTGATTAAAATGAGCAATCGTTACTTCATGTTTGCGACTTAGAAAGTCAACAACTGCCATACTATCTACACCGCCGCTACATGCGACTGTGATACTTTTGGGTAATGGAACTGTTAGCTTAATCATCTATGCATTATAGCATAGATATTTGTTTATTGAAAGATGTGATGGTTAGCTTCGCCGTATATTTTGATATATTTGCCCGCAAGCATATCTGCCATTGCTTCAATTGGACTACCAGGATAACTATCACCTGGATCAATCATATCCAGTTCACCTTGACGAACATGAACCAATTCGTGAAATACTGTACGTAGTATATCTACTAGGTTACGATTTTTAGCATATACCCAAATACTATCAGCACCCATTTGATGACCACCTGTATGATGATTATTCTGTGCCTCATCAGTATCCATACTGAGTTCAATCTCTGGCTTATTTTTTAAATGTAGTCGTTTACAGGCCCAGTCACAGAACTTATCAACTTCTTGTTGTAGTTCACTGTTATCACCTTCGTCTAGTTTATTTTTAATCCAACTATCTGGACTACGGTGGAATTTCTTTACAAACAAGTCATGTAGTGCTTTATCAGTGATACTATGTTTGCTAGCAATTCTTCGCATCAATTTATCAATGGTATTATAGTCGTGCTTCTCTAAACTAGGAAGTTTTCTAGCTAATTCTTTGGCTGCGGATTCGTCTAAATCGGTTGATCTCATAATAGTATTTATACTGGAGGATGTTAGTTACACCAAGAAGTCTTAGCTTCTCCGTAGTATTCTCTTGCAAATCCGTTCTGTATTAGCATCATACGTAAACTTTGTCCATCAAGTAGTATGTCACCTAATACACGTCCACCATACTTATCCCAATCAGCAATAGCTACTTGACGTTTCTGTGCTTTACTGATAGCATTTTTTGTGAAGGCAGAAGCAGCCTGACCACGTTGGTCTTCAGCCGGACATTGCGCCCTATGACCCTTTTCAGGAGTATCAACACCGAACACACGAATGCTTAGTTCTTGTTTTAATGGTGGAGGCAAAAAGTTTGCTTGAAATGCTACGGTATCTCCGTCAATGACTCTTGTGATTGGGAAATCATATATATTCATTGGCTTTTGTTTTTGTGCAACTGCAACAGTAGATATTGCTAGCAATAGGATTGTTAATAGTGTTTTCATAATAATATATTTTTGTAGTCCATAAACTTTGCGTGTCTATCTTGTAATCCACGCATTGCAGGATTGATTTTTTGTGTTACGGCTTTTGTATCATTGAAGTTATTTATATGTGGCTTAACACGTGTCTGCCAATACCATATAGCAATCTTTGCCGCAATATCAGGACGTTCTGCTAACTCAGGTTGTTGCAGTAAAGGTATATTCAATGCAGTCTGTGCCATACGATAGTTATCACGACCGGTCAACTGAATGAACCCTCTGCCGTGATACTTTTCTCCATCACCTACATTTTTATTACCTAATATCTTAGCTGTTTTTGGACTATGTTTAGGATCATACTTCTTAGCAAAGTATCCTTTGCCCATACCTTTTTCTTTTAATCTACTAAAGTCCCACGATTCGTGGTTAGTCTGTGCCATAAACTGTGCCAGCTCAATGCCTTTTATTCCCGCAGCCTTAGCCGCACGTTGTAATAGTGCTTCGTGCTGTGGATGATTACTTAACAGATTGATTGGTTCTGATTTCTGCGGTGTAGGTTGTGTAAGTTTAGCTTGTGCTACATCAGTAACACCTAATGCGGCAGCACCTAATCCACCTAAGAAGCCTCTACGACTTAAATCTTCTACAACTTTACGATTCTTTACTTTGCCTACTTCAATGCCGATTGGCGTGTTAGTAGTCATTGCTCTAAAGATTTTTTCAGTAGAACCTTGACCAGGCTTTAGTTCTGCTGAAAGTATTTTAAACAGTAATCTATTTTTCTTTACACCAACGAACTCACCCACTAATACTTGATAGTTAGGATAGTTAGGTGTTAAATCTACTTTGGGATTTTCTTGTTCGGTAATAAACTCTGTTGCTCTCATATTAGCTCATTATGGGTAATACTTCAATGTCTGTACCTTGGTCATACCCATTGTCTCTTAGCCATTGAATAGCTACACGATTAGCATCACGTTGCACATTGCCTATGCCACTAAAACGATGTACTTCACGACCATCAGCCATTACTTTCCAAGCGCCGGTAAATGTGCCGGGTATTGCTCGTTGCTGTTGTATGTCGGTTGTGCTACCTGGTGCGGGTGCAGGTTGATCCATACGTGATAGACCATACCCTCGTCTATCAATACCCTGATCCAATAACCAAGCTTGGGCTTTTTCTCTTGCTTCTTCAACTGATGTAGCTTGGAATGTATAAACTACACTTTGGTCTGCTGTTCTGTATAGTTTGTAATCTTGTGTTTCACCACCACTAGCACGAATGGGTTCTGCTAGTATAGGTTCACTATCACCAACACGTCTTATGCCAAATAAGTCTCTAGCTTGTCTTGCTGGAAATCTGTGTGGGCCGTGTTCAAGGTAATCATTTAGGCGAATCAA